CCCGGCAATGCTTTGCAGGATCTACTCGTTGCACCCGATATAATGCCGGGTGATGCACTTTCTTATCAGACATGTAAAGAAATTTATCTATGGCACCCGCTCGGGGCGCGTATTACTGAAGGACCAGTGAGCCTTGCCTTGGCGCAGAAACGTGACATCAAGGTTCCAAACAGTCCTGCAGAACGTTGTACTGAAGCTTTTCAGGATGAATGGAAGGCTTTAGGTGGTGACTATCTTGTCCATAACCTTATGACTGTTTCTCGTATTTATGGCATCGCCTCTATTGCTCTCTTAGTAGATGGGATGAAAAGTACAGACCCAATAGACTATTGGGACCTGCCAGATCTTAACATTAGTTTCAATATACTTGATCCGTTAAATACCTCTGGGAGTTTAGTGCTGAACCAAAACCCTAATGCCATGGATTTTATGAAATACAACCAGATTGCAGTGAGTGGTATTGCGTTTCATCCCTCACGATCAGTGACGGTGACAAATGAAAAACCAATCTATCTTGGATACACCACCTCAGCGTTTGGTTTCGTTGGACGTAGTGCATATCAACGGGCATTATATCCTCTTAAATCCTACATTAAGTCACTTATCGCTGACGATTTGGTCGAGACCAAGGTTGGAGTGCTGGTTGCCAAAATCAAGCAACCTGGGAATTTCGTGGACAATGTTATGTCTTGGGCCACGTCTTTCAAGAGGGCCATCGTAAAGGAAGCTGAAACTGGTAACGTCATTAGCATTACCCCGGAAGAAGAAATTGAATCCCTTAACATGCAGAACCTGGAAGGGCCGCATGTTTTGGCACGACGTAATATTCTTGAAAACATCGCCAATTCCGTCGACATGCCAGTCAAGCTGCTTACGCAGGAAAGTTTTGCAGAAGGTTTTGGCGAGGGGTCCGAAGACGCGAAAGCGGTCGCACGTTATATGGACCGGCTACGTGAGACAATGGACCCGGTATATCGCTTCTTAGACCGTATTTGTATGCACCGAGCTTGGACACCAGGTTTCTTTAAGGCGTTGCGCAAGGAGTACCCTGAAAAGTATGAGGATACCACTTACCGTGAAGCCTTTTATGACTGGGTGAATAGCTATCAGGCTCTCTGGCCGTCATATCTTCGTGAGCCTGATTCTGATCAAGTTAAAGTTGATGATGTTAAGATGAAGGCAGCAATATCGGTTTATCAGATATTGGAGTTTAGCTTTGACCCAGAAAATAAAGCGCGGCTAATTCAGTGGGTTGCGGATGCTATTTCCAACAATAAGCTGTTGTATTCCAGTCCATTGAATTTAGACTATAAGGCTCTGCTCAAGCAGTTAAAGAAGGACATGAAGGCTAAGGAAGAACAGCAGCAAGCGGGTATGGACCCGGAAGACCCCCGCCCTGAGATTCCTAAGGTCAAGATGTCCCGTGCCGATTCAATGGACAGGGATAAGGTTGTTGAACTTTTAGAGCACCATTTCCGTGCCGTTAAAGTTCCGTAAGGCGATGCGCTATTTACGTGAGAAATACAAGGTAACAGACCCTGATCTGTTGGCTATTGCCAAACATTTCAATAACCAATTAGAACCTGAAGATACTGAATGGGATCAACAGATGCAAGCCTATTTAAGGAAAAGACGTGGCAAAGGTTCTTGAATGGTTAAGATTATGGTGGGATGACCGTAGGCCAGGACCTTTGTCCGGAGCATATAGAAATGATGTTTTAATAACTATTGACCAAGATATACAAGCCATTAACATCAAGATAGATCGTTTAATACATGAGTTTACAAGATGAACCAAGTTGATAGAGAGCCTTTAGAAAAAGGCAAGTCAAGGGAAGTAGTGAATAGGAATGCTCGTAAGTTGCTTGGGGCTGGCCATGGCCGGGAAGCAGCTTATGGGATTGCAGAACGTAAAGTTCGTGAAGATGATGTGTCGCACATGGGGTTCACTAGCGAGGGCGCAACTCCGATTGAAAAATTAACCTCAGAATGTGATGCCTTGGCTGCACGGCTTGACATTTTTGAGTCGCGGCTTCACCAACGTAAACCTGTTGATGTAAAGCCGCGAACCAAAGACAATATGCAGCCGTCTCAGCCGCACCCTAAGGAAGTTGACTAGTTACTATTTGCCTTCTTCCCAATACCGCAAACATAGTGTAGGCTAAAGAACATACGAATGCAAGTAGCCGCAGGAATCTTATTTCATGCTACTACTACTGGAAGGGTGCTTCTTTGTCGTCGCACCGATACTGGTGAATGGTGTTTTCCTGGTGGTGGTAAGCTTGATGGTGAAACTATTGAGCAATGTGCCATTCGGGAAGCGTTAGAAGAAACTGGGTATCTAACTGGCCATACTGAAAAGCTGCTGAGCCGCCGGGTAAAGAACGATGTTGATTTTAGTACATTTTTGTATAAATGTGCAGAAGACTTTGTGCCGAAGCTAAACAATGAACACGACACCTTTGTCTGGGTCACCCCAGACGCAGCCGAAAATTCCTTACGACTCCATCCTGGCTGTCGTATCGCTTTACGTATGCTCAGAGGTGGTGTTACAGAACTTGATTTGGCTGAAGCAATACGAGACGAAGAACTTGTGTCACCACAGTATATTGAAAAAATATGCCTCGTTAACATGCGGATCAGTGGGACAGGGTTCAGTTACCGACCGTCGTTAGATGAATGGGTGTTTCGACGTGAGGCTGTTTATTTGACGCCAGAATTTATGGCTCGATGTAATGGTCTCCCAATAATTATGGATCACCCGCCAGATAAGGTTTTAGATTCTGATGAATTTACGAAACGGATTGTAGGCACTATGTTCCTGCCGTATATAAAAGATGATGAAATATGGGGCGTTGCAAAGATATGGAACAACCTGGCTATTCATGCAATACTAAACCATGAATTATCGACATCACCAAGTGTGGTGTTTAGAGAACCTAAAGTGAACTACAATATTGATCTTGATGATGGAGGTACTCTCTTGGTAGAGGGCAACCCTACTCTCATTGATCATTTGGCAATTTGTAAGAAAGGTGTTTGGGATAAAGGGGGGGAACCTGATGGAATACGAATTGACTCTGAGGCCACTGGCGAACCACAAGAACACACTGTGACTGCCAAGCCTGACGAGGGGGCATTGCCCGCTCCGTCCCTACCTCCCACCGGGGCGGGTGGTACTCCTGCACCTGGAATGCAAGGTATTCCGCCAAAGCTGGTGGACCTTGTGTCTGGGTTAAATAGTTTCTCTGAGCGTTTAGATAAGTTCATGGCTCGACGGGATTTGATGGTGAGATAGTGATGAAAAGAATCCTATCGGCATTCATCCTTTGGTTACTCTTTGCTTCAGTGGCTTTTGCTCAAGGCATTGGTGCCACTAAAGATATTGCAGTCCCGTCTGGGAGCGGTAGCTTTGCTTTTCAATTGACAGGAGCTTTGTTTACGTATCCTTCGCTATTAATTGTACCAGCAATTGGAACAACGACAGAAATTCGGTGGGTGTCTGGACCAAATTCAGGGGCATTAGCAAATGCTACATCTCCTGTTTTACCTCCAGGTGGTGTGTGCTATGCGCCAGGATCATCTAACCAATACATCAGTTTTTATGGGGTGACTGTCAGTGCAACTGTCCACATAACGCAAGTTACACTTTGTCCACCCGGTATTGGGTTCGCTGCTAGTAGTGGTGGAGGCGGTACTGGAACCACCCCTTCAGTAGGTGTTATCGGGCAACCAGTTCCAGGTTCGGCTGATTATACTGGTATCATGTCGACTACTGGATCATTGGTTGGTGCGTCAGGTTCATTGTGGGGGACTGCTCCAACTGGCTTGAATGTTCTTGGTGTCAATGCCAATATTCTCTCAACGCTTTTGCCAATCAATGCTGCGACAGCAACGAATCAAACACTAACGCAATCAGGGGCAGGGGCACTAACAAGCACGCTTGACAATGTTCAAGGCAATCCTAATGGTACGCCAGTTCCAGTATCTGGGTTTAAACCAACGCCAGCTTATGTTCCTCTTTCTGTTGGGGCATCTTCTACCCGTGTAGCGTTACCGGTAAATCCACCTAACTCGACTATTGTTGTTGAGAACATGGGGCCTAATCCGGCTTGTGTTCTTTTGGGTGGGTCTGGTGTGGCCGCTACATCTTCAGGGCCACTCTGTACGGCAAGTGAATTTGTTGCTGGTAATAGTAGTGTTTCTTATTCTGTTGGTACGAGTACTTTTATTGCAGCGATTCAAACGACTACTGGAGCAACCAGTTTAATGATTTCTGGTGGTTCTGGACTATACTCTGGTGCAGGAGGAGGTGGCAGTACGACTGGTTCTGGTGGGGGTGGGAGTGGTGGCCCACTTGGTTCGCAACCTATCAGTAATAGCCAAGCCGTTAATCCAGCGGTTGCTTCTCAATGGTCTACTTTACCTATCCCTAATTCAATGGTCACTGGCACAATTACAGGACCAGATTCTAATCAAATTTGTTCAAGTGCAGGTTGGGGAAATCAGACCGCTTGCATTGGGGCTCCTTCTAATGGTTCTGCGGTACAATTGGCGGTTTCTTCCGCAGGTTATTTGTGGGTACAAGCGTCCACGACTGGTGGTACACCGACTGTGAATTTTGCTATTCGTATCTCTAATGACGGTGGGACAACTTGGTTTAATCGTGGCATCTTTGAACTTACCAATGTTTCTCCATTTCAGATTAATAACATTGTTAGTCCTAATTTTGCTGGCTGGCTGACAGGTGGTGTCACAAATGTTGAGGTTATTGCCACAACCTATGTAGGCGCAGGATCAACTGCGATTACCATTACCCAGGGGCAGGCAACTCCGTTTGTAACATCGAGTGCTACGTCATCATCAATCAATGGTACGGGTGCATCTGCGGCAACGAATATTCAGGGTAATGGCGTCAATGCACTTTCCGTTGGTACAAATCTGCAACAGTTAGCGAATGTGGCACTTGCTGCACCAACAGCATGGGGCGTTGCACCGACTAATGGTTCTCTTGTGCCAGATCAAAACGTAAACTGTGTGGTCGGTTGTGCAGCGAGTTCACTCATATCATTCACGCCTACGGGGAGTACACTTACGACTCCACTTGTTCCTGCGGGTGGTGCAGTATCCAGTGTTGCTTTACCTGCGGGTGGGTCAGCAGAATTAATTTCCAATACTGGTACGTCGGTTGCTTATGCACGACTTACGGTTGGTTCTGGTACAGCAACGATTAATGATGTTCCAATTCAGCCTGGTGCTGGATGCGTTCTTGGTATTAACATTACTGGTGGACCGGCGACGTTTGTGAACATATACGCCCCGGCAGCGGGTGTTTCGGTTAACGTTGTATCTGGCGCTGGTCTTGGTAATTGTCCAACTGGCGGTGGTGGTTCGAGTGCAAGTGGTGGGAGTGGTGGCGGGAATCTTGTCCAAACAACTGTAACTATTCCTATCCATCTTATTACTGCTACAACGACTCGATTAATTACTGGGGTCACAGGTCAATTTACAGATATTACTGGGTGGGATATTCTTGCAGCGGGTGCGGGCAATATTGAGCTTGTTGCTGGAACAACGACAACTACAGCTTGTGATACTGGACAACATGCTCTTACAGGTAATTATCAACTCACTGCTCAAGCGGGGCAGGCTAAGAGTGCTACGGGGGCCTCGTTTGTTGTTCCGGTAAATCAAGATGTCTGTGCAATTACGTCAGCGGCCATTAGTTATGATGGGTCGATGCAGTATACGCAAAGTTCAACGCCTCTTACGTCGTTTGGTGGTGGGAGTGGCGGTGGTGGGAATCTTGTTCAAACAACTGCAACTATTCCTGTTCATCTTACTACTGCTACAACGACTAAGTTAATCACAGGAATCTCAGGCCAATTTACAGATATTACTGGATGGGATATTCTTGCGGCGGGCGCGGGTAATTTTGAACTTGTTGCTGGAACAACAACGACCACGTCTTGTGATACTGGGCAACATGCTCTTACAGGCAACTACCAGCTCACTGCTCAAGCAGGGCAGGTTAAGAGTGCTACGGGAGCTGTATTTGTTGTTCCAATAAACCAAGATGTCTGTGCCATTACATCGGCACCTATTAGCTATGATGGGTCGGTACAGTATACCCAAAGTGCGACTCCTCTTACATCGTTTGGGGGTGGCGGGAGCAGTGGTGGAAGTGGTGGGAGTGGTGGCACTTTCAATAGTGCGAACGTTGGGTTGACTGGTCAGGCTGCGCCTACATCCGCAAACCTAATAGGAACTGTTGATAATGCAGGAAATCTTCAGGGAGTAAGCGCGTCTAATCCTACCCCGGTTATCATTGTCCCGCAGACACTTTCTGTAGCCTGCTCCACTTGTGGTGTCATAAGTAATGCCCCACCTGCGAGTGCTGGTTATATGGGTGCGAATTCAAATGGGGCAATAAAAGGTCTCATTCAGACTGGGGCTTCTGTTGTGGCTAGCCCATCGACAGCGGGGACAACCCAGATTGTTGGGCTTATCGCTGCGAATTTTATTTACGTTACTTCGTATGATGGAACTGCTGCATCAGGGACATGGCAATTAGTCTATGGTACTGGGACGAATTGCGCGACAGGGCAGAACCCGGCCAGTGGTGTTTATACAGCGAACGGTCAGCAACAAGGCGCGGGTATCGGTCTTGGTGCGGTGATTGTAGTTCCAGCAGGAAATGAGCTTTGTGTTGCCACGAACACTGCAACGCAATACAGCATTCGTGTCGCTTATTCACAGAGCCCATAAAGTGAAAATTCTTGCACTTATCAGTGTGCTGTTGATTACTTCACCAGCGTTTGCGCAAATGGGCACGTCAACCCAGAGCGGTGCTGGCGCAAGCCTTCATATTCCTAACACGTCTATGTGTAAGGTCCCACCGTCAGCGCTTGCGGCATTCCCGCATACTTGGTATATTGACCCTGTCAATGGTAAGACTGTGAGCGCTGGTGGGACTGGAATGTCTTCGGCAACTGCATGGAATTCGCTTCAAGCAGTCTTTACTACTCAATCTGGCTACACTGGTCCACTTTTGACCACTGCTTCTGGTGGTGTTGGCCCGATTGTTCCTGGTGATCAAGTGTTGTTGATGAATGGAACTCCAGCTCAATATGGGACTGTTATTATCAGTAATATCAATAATCCGTCTTTTGTAACTTTTGCCGCTGCTCCTGGGCAGACACCGATTTTAACCGCATTACAGGCATCAAATGTTGTTGACTTTGTGTTTAGGGGAATTTCGGTACAAGGGCTTGCGGGAACGGGACCTGGAAATGGTCATCTTATACAAATCTACAATAGTGGTGTTAGCACTGTGACTCATGACATTGTTCTTGATCATGTTACTGCATTTAGCGCTGATAATGCGACAGTAGCCACATGGACACAAAGCCAATGGCAAAGTTTGACAAATCAAGGCATACAGGCTTTTCAAGCAGGGATTGGAGGGACTTATTGTATTGAGATTACCAATAGTCGTGTTTACAATACTCAGAATAGTTTAACATTGGAGACAGATAATTCGACAGTAGACCACAGTGAGTTTGACCACTTTGTTCAAGATGATGTAGACTATGCCGGAAATAATATGGTCTTTACTCATAATCATTTACATGATTTAATTAATACATCCAGTGGTGCACATATTGATTTTATGCAAGGTTTCACCTTTACTGCTGGCCCAGATTATCATGATATTTTGATTGATAGTAATGTGATGATTCAGCAAGAAGATGCCAATCTTCCGTTTACTGGATTTGCAATTGCTCTTGACGGTGGAATTAATTTAACTGATGAAAGTTGGGTTCGACAAGCAATAACAAATAATATCATTGCGGTGGGGCAACATGCAATCTTGGTCGGAAGTTGTCATGATTGTTTGGTTTCTGGAAACACAATGCTGTTGGGGAGTTTAACTGCGCAGCCAACCACAAATCAGGGGCTCCATCCAAGTACTAATTTGGTGATTAGAAACAATCTCGTAAGTCTCTTAGCGGTCACGGATACGAATGCTGTTGTTGATCATAATATAATGATGAATGATGGTTTAGGGAGTAATTATCTTCCTGCCAATGGTTTCTTTAATACACCTGGAAACTATGGCAATGGGAATATCATGGATGTTGGCGGTAATCCAAGCGAAATAGTCGCTTTTAATGTCTCAACAGTGACTTACAATTTTAATCTGATCTCTACTGCCCCTGCTCGTGGAGCAGGGGTTATGATCACCCCGACCACTCTGATTGATAACAAGGGCTATTGGCGTGCGCCTACGCATGACGTTGGGGCTCTTGTTTATCAGGGTACGGTAGTGTCTCCTACCTCTGGGGCTCTTCTTCTTACCAATGGCGCGGATAATCTTTTCCTAACTGATGGTGCCAGTAACCTATGTCTTACGGGATCAACCTCATGTTAAAGCGGCTTCTTTTATCTTTAGTCGTCGCATTTATTCCGGTTGCCGCTGACGCCGCAAGCCAGAATGTGTATTCATCTACACCTTCTGGGGCTATTGTCAGTAGCCAGTTATTCTATTGCCCAACTGCGACTGGGCCAGCGACCGGGACAGATTTAAAATGCACGGCGGCACAGATCGCAGCCTTTAATTATTCTTTAATGTCTGGTGGCTGCACGGCAACGAGTGCTGGTGTTGTCACCTGTTTGGCAGGTAGTCTTTCCGGACTTGGTGGTGGTGTTGCTTCGGCTCTTTCGGCAACGCTTAATGGAACTGGGTCTCTGGTAGCTACGGTTTCTCCGGCTCTGGCTACTCCTTCTTTAGGCACGCCTACGGCGATTACTTTAACCAATGGAACGGGTCTCCCGCTTTCAACCGGAGTAACCGGTAACCTATCTGTAAATAATCTTGGCAGTGGCACTGGAGCCAGTGCCACGACCTTTTGGCGGGGTGATTCAACTTGGGCTACGCCTGCGGGTGGTGGAGGTGGAGGTAGTGGAATTGGACCGGGCTATGTGGCGAACGTGTATTACGTCCCGATCGGATTGGTTGGTAAGGGCTCTAATGCTACTGTCCCATCGGTCACAACGGCTGTATGTGCTGTTGGATGGTTTGGAAATATGGCTGGGTCAACTTCAGGATCGATTGGGGAAATTGCAATTGGGGCAGTCGCGGCTGGCACAACCACTGTGCAAACTGCAATCTATGCAAACGACACATCAATTATTCCTAATCGTCCCGGCACTCGTATTAGCTTTTCAAACGCGGTTTCAACTGTGACGGGTCAACCAATTACATTATATACTAGCGGATCGTTGGCTGCGAATATGCTTTATTGGGTCTGTTTACAAGCAGGTGATCTATCATTTCAATATGCATCTCAGTTGGCTGGTGCTATATATCAATCCCCATATTTACAGTATATTGGTACGAATGGCGGACAGTTCGGACAGGGTGGTAATCAATCATTCAGTGGTGTATCGACTACGACTGGAATTACAAGTTATGGGACTTGGCCAACAACCTTTCATGGAGCAACGTTTACAGAGAGCACGCTTGGCCCTTGGTTTGGATTTGCATTTAACTCTATCCCATAAGAAAATAGTTAAGTGAAGCGATTCCTCATAGCACTTATAACATTCTTACTTGCTTGCCATTATGTGCTGGCGGGCACGTCAATGTTACTTGGTGTCAGTGGTAATAGTGGTGGAGGCGGTGGAGGCGGTGGAGGTCTGATACCACCGACAAACATTCCACAGGCATCGTTATATTTTAATACGAATGGCAACATGGCTGCGACTACGACTAACCATCTTAAGCCAAATCAAGGCACTGCTGGCGCGCTTCTTTTTCCTGCTTCTGATGCGGCTAAATCAGCAATGCTATATGGCCAAATGGTGGTTGGGGCGAACTTAGCCACTGGTCAAGTTTGGTCAACCCCATTCTCTGGTATGTTGTTAACGGGAACTGGGACAGGAAGTGGTGCGCCAGGTTTACCGACGTTTTATTTCCAACGGAAAAACTGGTGGATGGGGGCTGG